GACCATTGATGACTCGGATGCGGGTCCCCGCCATCCCGCGTGAGCAGGATGACGAGTTAGCGCATCCGGATATTGTTCCTCGTCTTCGACGATGGGATTGGCTAGTTCTTCTAATCTAGTCTTATCAAGATTAGACAGAAGAAGTAGGCCTTTCACCGCCATCTGAGATTCTTGGAACAGTAAACGTAGGGATTTCCTAGATGAATCAAGGATTTCAGGATCTATTTCTGGAATCAACAACTCATCAAAGACAAGCCTCTCAAAGTCAGGAGGACTTTGTTTTGCCAACTCCCTGATATCTTCAACCTGGGCCTGCTGGTCATTCCAATTCGTAATTAAAGCACGAATTAGAGGAACAGATGAGGCTTCGATTGAAGTATCAGCGAGAAGGGAGGAGATCTTCTCCGTTGTCTGGCGGATAAATGAATTTATACGCTTGACTTGGGACCGAACTCCATCCAGCAGTTGGTTAACTTTAACCTGAGCTATGCACTCCAGAACTAAAAGTCTGTAAGATGCAGGGCTCATAGTACAGTTAATCGTGACTCTATAGAGCGTAAGGATGTGGTTCAATAAGAACACATCATTACCCCTCTTTAGAAGCCACCACTGGACCAACATCTTACGATTTAACCTAAAGATAAACCGGTTTGAGTATAACTCGAAACCAGGTATCTGGTAGGCTCGTAAGGTTTTGTAGAGTTCGGACACAGCCTCAAAACTAACCATGTAGGGTAGGTCATAGCCACGTCGACCGGCTTCCATTGCGACTGAACAAAATTCAGTCCAAGATCCAATAGTCTTGACAAGACCATGGATCGGATAGCCAGTCAGCTCTACTTCGTTTCGAAAGAATCTCTTCGCAAACTCAAAGTACTCATTCGAGACTAGAGTTTTAGAAGGTGATATTTCGACACCTAATAGAGCCATAACGCGGATATATTCTTCTCCAACACTTCTGTTCCGTATAACTATGTCATCTCCAAGTAGTTTGTAATCCGAGAACTTAGGTAAACCAAGTCTCAGAGCTACAAATTGTACGAAGAAATGATGACTAACAGTGAAGCTTGCCCATGATGAGTAAGCACCCATTGGTTGACCTGCTGCATATGAATGCAGTTTAGAGTCAAACAAGAAGGGCTCACCTATCATAAGCTCGCTCCAGGCCTTACCATATCCTTGACCATACAGGCCATCTAGGACCGTTTCCACGATAGCAACTGGAAACCTGTCCGTAGCAGCAGTAAGGTCAAGAGAATAATAAGGTTCGTTAGAAGGTCCAAATGCTTTGATATCTTGACCAAAAGTCAGATCAGGACCCCTAGCCCCTCCTAAAGCTCTTAATGTTTCCATTAAGTCTTTATGAAGAGGTTTAAGGACTGATTGTGACCAATAATCAAGTATACCAATGACCCGAGTCTTCCCATCGGTATCAGGAACAGTACTTAATCTTCGTAATGGCAGACTTGCGCCTACCATTCTAGAAGGATAAATATTTTCCCATACTGAGGAAAGAATTCGGATGCTTTCTAGGTAAGAAACCAGACTCTCGAACCGAAGTTCCAACGACAGACTTGAAAACCTGTCCAAGAACTTGGCTATGAGAGTAGCGTTAGTAACCATAGAAGGGCCAATTGGACCCATAGTTGTGGCTATATGAAGTTTCTCCCACTGAGGTTTCTCTGATACAAGAGGAAGACGCTTAAGGAGCTCGGGCATTGCTGCCTTGAACTCTTCAATTGTCTCAATCTTGGCTGTTGATGGGTCGGTGATTGTTGAAAGATCAACTTTCTTCCACGCATCAATAGATCGGGAAACCTGAAGCAGTGTCAGAATTAGACGAAGAGCCCGAGGATCTCGCACTCTAAAAGCATGATCTAATTCATGTCCGAAAACATGAGGAAGACCAGACTTAAAGAGTCGGTATCCTTGCAGCTCGAGTCTTTTACCTACGCAAGCAGAATAGAACTGCGTTCTTATGTCTTTAAGACGTAAGATCGTAGTCAGTTCTCCTTTCGTAAGTATCCA